CATCTAAGTTAAAGTGTACAAAGAAGTCTAGGGTTTGCAAGTATTGATTTGTAAGTTGATTGATTGCAGGTAGATACTGTTTTATGATCTTGGTTTTGATCCCAGTGTCTTTCAACATTTCCATCATCACAGAATTGTAGTTGTGTTGTTCTGATGTTTCGAACTTACTCTCCATCATAGATTGCTTCTCTTGTTTCATAGTCTCGCAATCTTCTTGTGCAACAGATAAATCTGCAGTCACCTCTTTATCTAAGAACTTCTGATACTCACCAATAGTTTTCTGTAAGGATGATATCTCTTTGTTGTTAGATGTAATCTGTGTAAACTTGTCTCTGAGTGATTTAAGAGTTTGGTTTGTTTCAGATATCTGTGTCTCTACCCACACTCCCTGATCACCTATAGACTTCTTCATAGATGTTAGGGACTTTGCTTCATGTTTGCATTCTTCTAAATTACTCTTACGCAAATCATCTGCAAGTGTTTGTTTACATTCTGGGCATGTGTCGTTTTCATCATAGAACTTTGCACGTTTACCAACACCAGACATCTTTGTTTTAATGTCTTGACTCTTGAGTAACAAGTCTTGTTTTCTATCTGACAAACTATTTAACGAATCTTCGGTAGACTTGATATCCTCATCAAGACCATCACTCAGTTCATTGTTTTGAATTTGGATACTATCTATTTCTGACTGAGAGGATTCTATTCTCTGTTCATACTCTTTCTTATTATCTTCTGTTAGTGATTTGATGTCACGTATATACTTCTCTTGCGTCTCTATCTTATTGTTGTAGATGTCAATCTTGTAGTTTAGATCCTGCAGTTTATCCTTGACAATGTTCTGTTTTTCCTTTAAGATAGTATTCATCTTAGAGAACACATTGATGTCCAGAAGATCCTCTATTACATCCCTGCGATGTCCACTCTGAAGTTGCATAAAGGGAATAAAAGAGGAGGAACCCAATACTACGACCTGATGAAAGGACTTGTGATTCAGTTTGAGAATGTTTTGTTCAAGGATCTTCTGGTACTCTTTGGCATGTGATGATTGATTTATCATCAGGCCATTCTTGTGTATCTCAAATACATTTGGTTTTATACCTCGTGTAACCACAAAGTCATTGTCGCCTATAGAAAACTTAACAATAACCAACGTGCCTTTACCGTTGATCGAATTGACCAACTGAGACTTAGTAATATTTCTGTGAGGTTTACCGAATAGTGCAAAGGATATAGCATCGAGCATAGTGGACTTACCTGCACCATTATGTCCGACAACCAAAGTACTCTTTGACTTATCTAAATCAACCTCTGTCCACTTATCACCTGTAGACAGAAAGTTCTTCCAGTTTACCTCTTTAAATCTTATCATGCAATTTCCAGTGCCTGTGCTTCAGTCATGAGTTCTCGCATCTGAATCTTAATCTTGTCTTTGTCCAGATCCGTATCTACACCATCAACGTATGAATCTACGATCTTTGGTGTATCATCAAACTCCATGTTATCATCATGTACATTTTCACCTGTGAACTCTTGAAAGTTCTCTGCAATCTTTAGTTCGTGTATATTCTCGTTTTGAATACGGTCAATAAACCGATCAAATAAAAATGTGTCTTTCTTATTGACAACCACAACCTTCACAAACTTCTGTGCACACTGTGATACGTCATAGTTATTATAGTCTATTTTGTCGTCATTGTAAAGCACTTTATGAAATAAAGTATGTGGATTTATAATCTTTTCCACTTCTCTAGTTTCTGTGTCTATTACATGAAAGTATTTTTTATCGTGAGCATCAGACCAGAAGAATTCCATTTGTGATCCAAGATACCATATGTTATCCTGTTGTGATCCTACATGGAAGTGACCAGTCAGTACCTTCTCAAACTTAGAAAAGATCTTACGATCCATACCATGTATATTCTTGATACCACGCATCATTTCGAAACCATCTAGTTCAAGGTGTGCACCACACCAATCAGCCTTACAGTTCTTAATGAACTTCATAGTATCGTCATAGTTCTCTTGGTTGATCCAAGGGATCATTGCCATCTTGAGAGATCCGTACTCCATGACTGTGGGTTCCATAATGATATGGATCTCGTTCATGTAGTAACCAAGTAGTTCTTTCAGAGAATTTAAATCATTTGTATTTTTGTAATACGTGTCATGGTTGCCTGGAATAATATCCATTCGCATACCAAGTTCACGCATAGGATCTAGAAATGATTTACGACTATGGTTCTGTGCCTTAAAGTTCATAAACTTACGATTATCATAATAATCACCAAGATGAACAATCTGCTTAATATTATGTTCTTTACAATAAGGAAAGAAGACCTTACTATAGAAGTCAGCAGCATTATTAAGAAAAATATCAGAACTATTTCTAGTACCACAGTGAGTGTCATTGAGTACTGCTACCTTCATTTAAGAAACTCCGATAGATCAGAGTCGGCATGTACTGCACGTTTCTTTCTTTGTTTTTCTTCTTTAGCAAATGCTTTCACTTCTGTATCCTGTGTTCTTACTTTGTCTATACGATCTCTGAGTGTGTCAACAAAAGATCCAACTACATTCATTGCGTAGTCATCACTCATGTCACCATCAACAAAACTTTCTATTCCAGATCTTGTTAGGTATTTTAATTTAATGTCTTGTTGTTTTTTCTCTTTGGCAATCCTGCGTAGAAACGCATACCATGTTATTTGTGTAAAGTATGCAAACGCATTTGGTTTACCAGTTCGGGTTGCGGCCTCTATGTCGTAGTTCTCTACTGCTTTCAAACAATTTTCAACTGCATCCATTACCATTTCTTCGCGGTATGTGTAGCGAATAAAATTAGATTTGTGAGACAAACCTTCAGCGATACTGAGAAAACACTGAGCTATATAATTTGGTACTATTGGAAGAGTCTTACTTGCTTGCTTTGCTTCGTTAACTGTTTTGACATAACTGACAACTGCCTGAGAAAAATCAGCGTTATTAACGTAGTGTTCGCTTTTTCTATTTTTTCGTGGCATTTCAATTTCCTTTCATAACTATATTATACCAAAAAAATAAGGTAATGTAAAATGTTATTTTTTTATTTAAAACATAAAAATAATGCTTGACAGAATCGTAAAATAGGTGTATAATTAATATGCGCCTTTAGGATAGGGGGGAATACTAGTGTATCTTATCTGAGGGCGGGAAGAGATGTATAATGTTTGTGTCTCCCGAATCAAGATCCATGTGTGATTCTAACAACCTATCCTCATAAAACTTATCTTGTAGATACTCAGCGATCTCATCTCTTGACATATCTGTTGTATCCATCATGACTTCATCTATGTTAAGGCTTCTCTTATCCTTCATGTCTTGAGATTCTAGAATGATGTCGAGGGCATTTTTGAAATGTAACTTGAGTATGGAAGAGGGTGTCGCCTCGGCGAGAATGTGATCTGGATTGATTGCACTCAATTCGTTTACATCCTCTTGGAATGAAACCCAAGGTTTGAAAGAATAATATCTGACGTTTTGATCAAAGTCTTCCGCATGAAATACTTTTAAGATCTTACGAGCAATGATATCTCCATTCTGGTTATCAGTCTCATCGATATCAATAACCTCACATACAATCTCATCGTTGTTAGTTAATTTAAATTGTCTTAGTTTCATAGATCTATTACTACCGTTTTACAATTGAACTGTTCTTTTTTATATATTTTTTCTCGTTCTTCAGAATGTAACAGAGAATAATTCTTTCTCTTCATCCAACTAATATCATCACTAATATCATACAATGTGGTTTCCCTTCCATCATCACTTTTTCTTAGGCCTCTACCAATAGATTGCAACACTCTAATTTGCGATTTGCTAGGTGATGCAAAGATTATATTGTGTAGGTTTCTTATATTTATACCTGTAGAAAACGTACCGAGTGATGCAACCACAATTGCATTATCCATTCCCTCTACGATACCTCGTATCGCTTCCCTGTCAGATGTATTAGTTTCACCAGACACAAAGTATACTTTTCTGTCTTCTGCTTTGTCTCTTATTAAGTTATGTATAGGTTTACCATGTTTGTCAACATAATTGAATAACACTAGTGTATTACCTTCTAAGTCTAGTGCTAGGTTCCTGATAAATTTATTCCGTTTTTCGTGGCCAACGATAAAGTCAATTTCTTCTTGGTAGGTTTTTTTCCCGAAAGTTTTACGTAACTCTCGTCCATATGAAAGAATGAGTCTCCTGATAGTGAGCGGGGCAAGAGTATCGTTGTCCTGTAATTGCTTCGTAGTGACGACTTTATATATCTTCCCGAATAGTCCTTGTAAAACCAACTCATGCGTTTGTGATCCATCTAGTGTTCCTGTTGTTCCAAATCTATATTCTGCTTCTGTACATTTGTTCATTATGTTCATCAATGACTTTGACTTGAACCCATGTACTTCATCACCAAAGACACACCCAAATTGTTCGAACCACACTTTAGGCATTTTGTAGATAGACTGCCATGTAGATATTACGATTGCGGAGTCAACTGCTTTGTCTTTACCAGAGTATATCTTATGCATTCCACCTTCAGACATACCATAGTTTATGAAGTCACTGTGCATCTGTTCTACCAATGAAGTAGTAGGAACAATGACCAATACTCTACCACCTTTAGGATATGACCGACCATCAGTCAACATTGCCAACCAGAACCTTGCAAGTGCATAGATCATATACGACTTACCAGAACCTGTCGGTGATAATAGAATTGCACGTTTACGAACCAACGCCTCTCCCACTGACTGAAACTGATAGTCTCTCAATGGGAATGGTAAATCTAAATCATTTAAAAATTCAGTAAGAACTCTGGGTTTGATATGAGTTCTATCGTCTGGTTTGCCGTATTGACTTTCCTCTGCTAATAGGTTATACTGTCTCTTGTCAGAGAACTCCAAAAGGTGATAGTACAACCCAGCGGGTAGTGTACGTTCTCTTAGTGTAAAGAGACGTATCTTACCATCCCACAATTTATTGCGGAATGCAGGCATGAACTTATAGCCAGGCACGAAGAACGAAAAGTATTCGTTTAGTTCTTGCGCTGTACCACTGTCACATTCAATTTGTAAATCGGAATGGTTTAGTTTCCTGACTCGAATTGCTTCCACTTAATTATATTACCTATTGTCTGATGTCGCCAGTTAAGATTATTTATAATCTCACTTAACGTCTCAATCACAGTCTTGTAATACTCTATCTTCTCTTCAGACTTCTGTATCTCTGGATCTGAATTGTAGTAGTGTTCCATTTCACCTTTGAGTATCTTTAGACCGTTAAAAGGATCTGGTTCCCAACCCTTCTCTTCTAACTCTTCTTGAGACATCTTTCCATTGTAATATAACCACTTGTCTTTCAATAAAGACTTCTGTGCAAACTCTGCACGTTTCAACATGAGTTTTGTTTGGGATAGAATTTCTAGATACTTGGCATGTAACGTAGGAGTCACACGTGATGATTCATCAAGTCGTATCTGATTTATTTCGCAGTCCTTAGACCACATTTCATGTATTTGTTTCAAGTCAATCATAAAGTTATTATATCACAATATTTGTATAATGTAAAGTTATTTATGCCGCCGCACCTGATCCAAAGGCTGGATAATCTCCGCCATGATTTAATAGAAAACCAAAGTCTGTAGCATTGCCTGGTGTCTGTATAGTAAAATATTCAGCATAGAGTGAGTATGAACCAGTTGACCCTCCGTTATCAGCCGTTAACATATTACCACCCCATACAACGCCAGTTGTTCCATCACTTGTGGCAGCATGTTTGTTTCTACCTTTGTTCACGTTACCAAAAGTCTGGGCATCTGCCAAAGATTGAATATTTAAATACTTCATCCCTTTCCA